CTCTTTGGACACGCTCACGATTGGCGCGATCATGTCTGCGATCAGGCCGCCCGGGCGATAGTTGATTGCGATTTCCGACAGGTAAGTGTCGATGTGAAGATCGCGGCCAGTTGAAGTACCCATGTATCAGACGCCTCCCCAGGCCACGATGTTGCTGAAGTCGACAATCGCCGGGATGAGATCCCCCGACGCCGCCGCAGAGAGCGCACGCCCGACCGAAGCTCCGCCGCTCGATGCGGCGATGAACCAGCCGGACGCAGTCACCGTGAGTGGATAGCCGAGCGTCGTCACCGCGGCCCCCGCCATGACCTTGGTGATGCCTTCGTAAATGAGGCTCGCCTGTTGACCGCTCGATGCCCGGTAGCGCAGCACGCCACCGATACGGCTGGTGTTGGCCGCGATGGTGCCGGCGAGCGTAACCGCGTGGTACAGAGCGTCAGCGACGGTCAGGTCCTGCGCGGCCGTGACCGTCATCAATTCAGTTCGTTGTTCCGTTGTCATTCAGTTTCGGTTGCCTCCTACTCGCGCGCTTCGAGGGTTTCGGGGAGTCGCTGATACGACCTTCCCAGATCCTCGTTCGCACGGAACACGGCCAGGCCGGCCTTGGTGAGCGCTTCCCAGCGGGGCATGTTCGCGAACTCGGCCGGGTTGTCCCGGACGTACTTGCGAGCCGCGCACAGCGCCTGCGTGTCGGCGAGAGCATCGACGGGCGCGGTATCGCCACCGGCCATCGTTGCGCCAGCCTTCGGAGCATCTGGATTCGGATTCTCGCGGATGAACGTTTCCACATCCGTGAGTGGGATGTTGAGCACGTCGTCCTTGTCGACGGGATACGCGCGCTTGAAGCGCTCGCGCACGGCCGGGAGAATCTTCTTCTCCTTGATCGCGTTCTCAAACAGGGCGAGCATCTTCGTGCGGTGATCCGCAACCTTCTCGCTGTTCGTCTTTTCCTTCAGCTCCGTGAAAAGCCGCTTGTTGGTCTCGGACTCCGCGGCGGAAAGCTTCAGCGTCTTGTTCTCTTCCTCGAGAGCGGAAAGACGCGTCAGGATCGCAGCGATGTCCTTGTTGGGTTCATCTGCCATGGTGGGCTTGTGGCCTCCAGTGTTGGTGGGAGTTTCCCGCGAGAACGCCACGCGCCCACGACACTGCAGTGCAGTGCTTCGAGCCATCGTCAGCGATAGGGATTTGAGGATTCCGACAGCGGGCTGGTCGGCACCCAGGAGAGCTACTGCGTCGAGCACCCACGGGATTTCCCGTGTACTGGCTTTGACGTCTTTCAGCAGCTCGACGGAAACATAGCGGAGCATGCCGTCGCGAATCCACGCGGCAACCTTCTCCGGAACATCGAAGTCCGCGAGCAGCTTCTTGCCCTCGCGGTACACGCGCTGGACCCAGCCGAGCGCGAATTGAGTGGTGGGATCGTCCCGAACATCCGGACCCTCGTGCCCCAGTTTAAGGGGCACGTGGCCCGCAAGGCCCAGTGCGTCGAATGACGAAACGATGCTGTCGATGTCAGCTTCACTGAACTCGATCGCGTTCCATTCACCGATCGCAAAGATCTCTTGCGCCTTAAGCTCTATGCGGGGCTGATGCCTCCCGAGGCGGGGTCCGTGACGATGGGCCGGTTCGGATCGAAGTCCGGGCTGTTCGGGTCATTGACCTGCGGCGGAGCGTACGGGGCGTGAATGTCCGCCGTGCCCGCCTGCGCGACCTTCGGATTGAGCTTCAGGCGCCGCATCTCCGCATAGAAATGCGCCTGGCGTTCCTTCGGCAGGTCGTCAACCAGCTCGTTCAGGTAATCGAGCTTGCGCTGGTAGGCCTCAGGAGAACGACCGTTGTCGATATCCGCCTGGATGCTCTGCAGTTCCAGCAGGGCCCGCTCGTTCGCCGCTTCGTGCTTGTTCATGATCGTGACTCCTCGTTAGGGGTGGATTCACGATCAGCGCCAGCATAACTGGGGCCCGCCTTGCCCTTTTTGAGGGAGAGGGTCAGCGAGACGCCAAGGGTCTTCACCTGCTCGGACCAGAACTCTCGGCGCTCGGGTGAGAGCTTGAACACGTGGCCGCGCACCTTCTCGACAATGTCCTGATAGGTGTCGGGCGACTGACCGCGCGCGATGCAGCCTGCGAGAGATTCGATCTCTTGCGAGAGAAGGCCTTCAGTGGCGAGGTCGGCGGCGTTCATTCTGAGTCCGCCAAGTTCGGGCACACTGCACCAGAAGGCCGAGCGCCAGCGGATTCCTCGATCTCAAAATCGATATCCCTTTCGGTCGGAGAGCCCTTCTCAGTTTTCAGAACGCTGAGGGCGCTTTTCACGATAGCCGCAGCGATCTCTGATGGCGTGCCATCAGCATGATGTACTTGAAGCCAGATTCCAACGTAACTAGTCACGCAGCACCGTCCTTCGTCTTGATGCCGTCGTCCATTACGCGGGTGATGACGCGGGGAGAGTCGAATTGCGGCGGATCTGGCAACTCCATCCATGCAACAACCTGCTCAGGCGCCCAAATCCCCTCCTCGTGCCAAAATTTTCCATCAATCAAGGATGCCATCATGATTACTCCATGCCCGCGCCGGAGTCCGTAAATCAGGACATCCCGATCGGTATCAGGCAAGCAGTCTGATGCAGACACCCAGTGACGTATCACTGCAGCGTCCCTCCAAACCCCGCCTGCGGCTGCACACTCGGCGGCGGCGACTCCCGCCCATCCCAGCCGTCCAGTTCCGTCACGGGAATGAGCACGCTGCGGCAGTTGAAGTGGTTCGGCGGGCGGTACTGATCCCACACGTCCGAATCCTCAGCGTACGTCTGGCCGTTCAGCTTCTCGCAGATGTCGGTCGTGCGGTCATCGAGAATGGCGCTGTACTGAAGCGCCACCACGAAGCCACCAAGCTCTGGATCGGTGAACTCGGAATAGCGCGCCTCGTTCATCGCTTCGAACAGGTTCGTGCGCGAGAGCGTGTCGAGGTAGGACGCGGTCTGCTTCTCGCTCACGCCCCACAGGTCCTTGAGCGCGCGCGCAACTTCCGCGCTGTCCTCGGTATCCAGCACGGCCTCACGGGACGTGAACCCGCGCGAGACAAGCCGGTCCCAGATCACCTGTCGGGTATCGGAGGTGGTGCGACCGAACTTCACGCTGTTCTGCAGTTCCTGTTGGATGATCGCTCTCACGCCGTCACTCACGTTGCCGGCCATCCGGAAGCCGTTGACTTCGAAGTAGTCGGCGGCCGTATCGCGCAAGTCTTTCATGCGCACCAATCTTTGACCACGGGCGCGCTCGAGCTCGTTCCGGGCCAGCGAGCCGCCCAGCGTCCAGGCGGACGACAGCGATCGGCGGTACATGTCCTTCAGCTTGCCCTTCTGGACGCCGTTGAACTCTACCGCGGCGATGTCCGTCGGGTCCTGGTCGATGAGCTTGGCGAGGTCCTCATCCGTGCCCAGCAGCTTCTTGGCGCCCTTGGCCACGAACTGCGCGACCTGGGTCGTGAGATCCGCGGCCATCCGGTCCTGACGGCTTTCGATGACCGTAAAGGCCACACGCTGGGCCGCACGGTCGAACTGGGCGCGAGTGCAGCCCCTCAGCGGGCCATGCGGGACTGCTCCGTTGAACTCCCCGGCCTGCGACCCGTCAGCGGGCGAACGTGCTCCCGAATCCGTTATGTGAGAGTGAGGAGCGTCCCCGGCGGGTCGCAGGCGGGTAAGTAGGGTGTCGAGCTTCCTGTCCAGCGCAGCGAACTTCGCGTCATTGGCGGCCCGATCAGCCTCGGCCTGCGCGCGCGCGTCCGCGTTGGACTTCATCTTCTGGTCGAAGCTCTGGCCTTTCTCGGCCATGGTCTGTTGCTGGGCGGCCAGCGGATCGATGAGCGGCTCGGTATCCTCGTCCCGCTTCGGCATGTCGAGGAGCTTCCGGAAGTGCTCTTCATCCGCTTCGGACGTGATGACCGACTTCGCATCCACCAGCGTCTTCCAGTTGTCGATCACGCGCTTGATGTGCTCGATGCTGGCGGGCTTGAAGCAAAAATACGGGTAGTCACCGTCCCCGAAGTTCTGGTCCCCCAGGTCCTGCACCAACTGCTCGTTGATCGTTGCTTCCAGGCGCTCCGAATCCGCATTCAGCGTCCAGAAGAACGCCTCCAACTGCGTTTGCGACTGGGCGAAGGCGCCTGTCTGGCCTGTGTGCGAGATACCGAGCAGGTTGGGGACAAGGAGCGCCTTGGCGATAGCCAGGTCCCAGAACACCATGGCGCGCTCGAAGGCGTCGGTGCTCGCGGGCTGAATGAGCTGAACATCGTAGCCTGGAGGCAGCTTGATGCCGCTCGAGCTGTGCAGGTTCTGCAGTACCTGATGCAGCGATTCGGCGGCAGCCGTGCCCTCGGCAGCCGGGTCGCTGTCGACTTTCGGGTTCAGCACGATGAACCCGCCCGCCATGCGCTCGAGATACAGCGCCCAGAACTCACCCACACGCTGCTTGATGAACCACGCCCGGTAGGCTTCGCGCAGGTCCGAGCGCCCGTAGTAGCGGTCGAACTCTGGCGAGTGCACGTAGTGGATCATGCGCGACATGTCGACGGTGATCCGTTTGCCAGGCACCACCTGATCGACCCGCTGCAGGATGCCGTAGTCGTCCGTCCAGAACTCGAAGGTGGACGGGTCACGGCCGAGCAGCATGTTCAGGCCGATATACGTCTGCTTGTCGATCGTGACGTCGCTGTAGACCTTCTCCGTGAGGCTGAAGCCGTAATCCCGACCCGTCGCGATCACGTTCAGTGCGTCAGGTACCGCCCCGCGCATCTTGTTGAATATCTCGGTGAAGACCCGGATGCGCTTGGCGCGTTCGGTCTCAGACAGGCTCGAATCGTCCTCGTACTTAAACGTCCAGCCGCGCGCCGTGATGGCATCGCGCTTGAAGTTCATGACGGCCTTCACCTGCTCGTCGACCCGCATCTTTTCGTAGATGCCGATGCCCTGCTTTCGCACCAGCAGGTCAGGGGTGTATCGAGGGCCGAGGCTGATGGTCGCCTTCTCGAAGGTCGCGACATCGTCCGTGGGCTTGGAGACCTGCTTTGCGCTGGACTCGATCGGCTCGACCTTGGCGAAGCGTGCCAATGCGCGTGTGAAGAGGTTCGCCACTAGCCTGCGAAGCCCTCCATCGCCCGCGAGGGGATGATGGTTGCCGCCTGGGGCCGAGACGCAGACGCACCCGTGATGGCAGGCGCCACGGTCGCAAGCTGCATGGCGAGGCTATCCGCACGATCGGGGGACTTCAGTCCGTCCCGCTTCATTTCCTCTTTCGTGACGAGATCCTCCAGCTTTTCTGTGCCCGGCTTGGTTTTCACGGAGGTGAGCTGCGCTTCGAACTCATCCCATGCGATCTCGTCCTGCAGGGCTTCGGGATGGATGACAATGGCCCCGTCCCGGAAGACGTCACGAAGCGCGATGTAGGTCTGCACACGGCGATTGCGCCACTTGAGCGGGTTCGATGCCGCAGCGCCGCCCTTGTACTGCACGACCCGATATTCGCGCTTGATGAGCGTGCCCGCGGTACCAGCACCGACACCCAGCGAGTCGACCACGAAATCGTCGATGTCCTTTCGGCCGCCCCATTCCAGGAACATGCGCTCGGCTGCATCGGCCGACTCGATGACGGCCACCGACGGCTTGAAGCTGAACGAGACCTGCCGAAGCACGACGCACATGGACTGGTACTGACGGGCCACCGTGATGACGGTCTCGTCCTCGCCACCGTCCGCCACGTCCACCGTGATGCGCAGTTTCGGCAGCGAGCCGTCGCCCACTTCCCAGTTCCATGACCGTGCTCGAGCGTCCGATATCCACTGCAGGGGGATGAGCTGGTTCGCGTCGGCCTCAACGAACTCGCCCTTCACGCGAACGCTGAAGAACTGGGAGTGCTCGCCGTAGTCCCGCTGCCAGCGCTCGATCTGGGCCTTGTTCGTGCCCTCGACGGTACGCGAGTCGATGTTGCGGCTGTTCCATCGGTGGCGGAACCGGGTGAAGCACTGGCGGAAACGCCCTGTCGAGCGGGTGGGGTTACCCGCCACCAGCCAGATGATTTGGGTGAGTTCGTCCGTCAGGGCGCCTTCAGCCGTCTCCCACACGGGATCAGCGATGGCGCTGGCCTCATCGAACACGAGCAGCAAACGGTTTCCCAGGTTGTGCAGGCCGGCGAAGGCCTCGGTGTTGTGGGCGCTCCACGGAATGGCATCGATGCGCCAGGTCTTCTCGTGCTGCTTGTGGAAGATGGCGGTGGCGGTGCATTCGAACCAGTGACGGTTGATGACAAGTCCGTGCCATTTCACGACCTCAGGCCAGGTCTTCGTGCGTAGCTGAGTATCCGTGTTGGCGGTGACGACGCCGCGGGTGTGCTCGCGGGTCGACATGGCCCAAAGGATGAGCTGAGCGAAGCCAGCCGACTTGCCGATGCCGTGGCCGGAGGCGATGGCCTCCTGCACGATCTCCCAGGCGAGGCGTGTCTGGTTGGCGAGCAACGCCTCACGAATACGGCCGCACAGGTCAATGAACCATTGCCGGGGCTGCTTGTTCTGAAGCGGGCCCGGCTGGCCCCACGGGAAGGCATAGCGCACGTAGCCGAGCGGGTCGAGCTCGAACCGCGACAGGTCCTTACCCACCATCGCAAGGAAGCGCTCCTGACGGAGCGGCTCAGTGCGTTGCGTCTTCTTCGCTGATGCCGGCACGTTGACGCGCTGTCCTCAGGATCTCTGCAAGGTCGATATCGCCGCTGTGCTCGATCTCGTGCTTGTCTCTCCACAGTTCCGGCTGGCGGTTCTTCAGCCAGAAGATGCACGCCACGGTATCGGGTGCGTAGTGTTTGGTGATCGGGGTGAGCGTCACGGCGCCCTGGTAGTTGCTCACATGCACATCGGGGTGCGAATAGCCCACCGCACGCTGATAGAGCGAACGTTCAACCCGTTGATCCGCTTCGCCCTTGCCAACCTTTAGGGCATGACAAAAAGCCGAGTGTTCGGCCTGCCAGCGAATGATGGTGCGGGTACAGACGCCGAAGAACTCGGCGAGGTCCTGGTCAGTTGCCCCAAGCTTGCAGAGCTTCTTGGCCTGCTCTGCCATCTTGGAATCGTAGGTGGGAGGTCTTCCCTTACGGGCCAACTACGAGCCGGACGCCTCCATGGGCACGGTCGATGTGAAGCGAACACTCACGGGCGGGGCTTTCCAGAGCAGGTGGACGGGAACAGCGGCTTGCACGACCGAGAATAGCTTCCGGCGTCGGTCGTACTCAGCCCGGCACGATCGGCATTGATACTGCCGGTGATCCGGTGCCCGGGCGCAGAAATGGAACTCCTCAAGGTCTTTCACCCGTCCGCAGGCGCAACAGCGCTTGGAGAATAGCTTGAGCTGTTCCCATGTATTTGACCAGACAGCGTTCTGAAGGACTGCGGCCATAAGTTACACTACTGCGAATGAAGGCTTCTGAGAAAGCTACCGCCCGCTGGGCCCGTAACAAGCACCGGCCGGCGTACAAGAAAATCGCGGGCAAGTCCTACTGGGTGGACGGTGACACCAAGCCGCGCATCCCGACCGGCGGACCTAAGCGGAAGGGCTGACATCGCCTCGCTCCTTCCGCTCGAATGTTCCACGAGGAACGACCTTTGGTCTTTCGATCTCACAAACGAGGCGAGCCAGATGCGATTGAACGTATGACCGTGATGCGCCGATGACGTGTGCGATCTGCTTGATGCTCATCTGGCCGGCGCGGCGCTCGGCCTCGCGCACAAGAAGCGCGTTCGCCTCGTCGGTGAGCCGGACTGGTTTTTTTCTCATCCGATGGCCCCTATCGCACGCAGGGCTTCCACCGGCGTGGTGACTACGGGGATGCGAGCACGCTCGAGTGTCTCCGTCTGCACTGGCTGGTCGTTTCGCTTGCGTACCTTGCCGTTCTCCTGGGGAGTCTTGCACTCCATCGGCAGCCAGCGGCCGCGGAACAGGGTGAGCAAGTCGCACGGACGCTCGATGACCCACACCTCGCAGTTGACCGCTTCGAGCGCCGCGATGATGTCTTTCTGCACGGCATCCTTGCGGGTGGCCCAACGCTTGATGCTCATCGTTTCCTCTCGCCGCGCCATTGGGTGGGCACGCCCCATTCCGGCCCTTTGCCCAACGTGAGCGACGGCGTTTCCAGCCACTCGATCTTCGCGCCGAACGCCTTTCGCAACGCATCCGCCACAACGCACATGTCGGGACCCATAGCGTCACGCACCTGCTGAGCGCGAGAGAGCTTCCATTGGTCGCCAACGAGTGCGTTCACGTAGGCGCCTCGATCGGGTCCGAATTACCGGTCCGAAAGCCACCCCCTAAAGGGGGTGTGGCATTCTCAAGGTCCGATTTCGGACCTTTTCGGACTTTCGGACCTTCTGAATCTGGAAGCCGATAGCCCCCCACAGTGGCTCTCAGGTAGAAATGAGCCAGCGCTGCACATGAGTCCTGGGCCGTCTGTTTCGGCATGCCCATCTCGCGTGCAATGCGCCTCATCTCGTGAGGGCCCCAGATCAGGAGGTTTTCGCTCTTGCTCTGCAGATCCTTCAGCGTGCTCAGCAGCTCCCGCTGACGCAGACCCCGGGGCTTATAGCCACGGGCTTCGGCAGCGACGGTTGAAGAATCGATCGGAACAAGGGCAAGGGAAGTCACAGGCCTGTCGTCGTCATCGATCTCGCCGAGATCCACAACGTCAGCACGATAGGCCAGGGGCGGAAGGTCGCCACTGTCTTTGAATCGCTCCCGTGAAACCGTCACTTGACGCTCACCGGGTGTGCGCGCGATCACGTAGGCCGCGTCCGTATCAGCTTCCAGTGCGGAAGCGCCACGAGCTCGACCCTTCTCCACGTGGCCGGTGTGATGCACCAGCAGCACAGTTGCGCCGTAACGGCGCTTCAGATGTACATCCAGATTGCCGATGAACGCCTTCGCTTCACTGTTGGAGTTTTCATCCATGCCTCCAGAGTTCTTCGAAAGCGTATCGATCACGATCAGGACGGGCGGCAGTTCCATTGCATCGATGTCTGCGCAGATAGCAGACACCGCTTCCAGAGAGGTGAAATCTACCCGCTGCTCGAGCGCGTAGACGGGAAGATTTTGAGGTTTGACGTTCGGTGCGTTCTTCGACAGCCACGCACGGAACCTCCGATCGATGCCCCGGCCCTCAGCCGAGACAATAACTACGGGCATTCCCTCGATGGCGATCGACATCGCCCAGTGAATCGCGATGAACGATTTGTATGTGCCCCGTGGCCCCAGCAGGACGGCTATCACGCCTTGCTCTATCACGTCTCGAATCAGCCACTGCGGACGCGTCGGGTTGGCGATGATCTCGGAAAGACGCTTGAGTCGAGACTCGGGCTTCTCGATGTCGAGCCAGCCAGCAACAGAGCGATCTTCCTGGAACGCGTCAGCGAGGTCCCAACCTTCAGGAAGAGGGACGCCAGCCTTCTCTGCAGGGTCTACGATGCGAACGCTCTCTGCACTCGATGCGACATTCTGGCGGACCCACTCCATCGCTTTGCGTCCCGGCGCATCGCAATCCGGGATCAGCGTGAGCGCGCGACCCTTGATGGGCGACCAATCGGCCTGTCCAACCGATTGCGCGCCACCGCTCCAGGTCGTGGCGATGTACTCAGGGAAGAGCCGCTGCGCGGCGTGCGCGGTCTTCTCCCCTTCCACCACGATGACCGGTTTCTCCGGCTCGTTAGCAAGCCGGTCGAGCTGGAAGAGAGGCCGCGGATTTGGGTGGTGCTTCCACTCCCATCCTTCAGGTCCACGAATCAGGGGGCGAATTTCTTTGCGTCCACCCGACTTATTCCATCGGCATACCCGCATGACGATCGTGCCGTGCGCGTCACGGTAGTCCCAATGCTGGTGATATTCGCCCAGAGTTCCTAATCCGCCCGGGATGCCCTCGCTCTTCCTGGACAACTCAGCGCCGCGATTCTCCAGCGCCTGCACAATGTTCTGATAGGTACAGCCCGCGTAGCACACGAGCGCTAGACCATCTCGGCCGTCGGCAAGAAACAAAGATGGGTTGCGGTCTTCATGCGCTGGGCAGCAGGCTTTCCAGCCTGTAGGCGTCTTCTGAGGCTTATTAAGTAGCCTTGCGCACGCCTCCGCTCCCCACACGTTTGACATGGCAGCTACCATCAGCGGGTAGCGCGCGTGAGAACATTGAGCAGCCAGAACGGCGCGCCGAAGCGGAACGCAAAACGAACGACCCACGGGTACCGCGTGTCTGCGTTGATACTGGCGTCTGTTGACCACTGCTTCATGACCGCCACGGCTCCGGGAGCCGGGCTTCCATTTCTGCGATTCGGCGTTGTGAACGCTGGCCTACTAAGGCAGCCATGACGTCGAAGCACTCGCGAATCGCGGGAGTGTCATCAAGCTCAACGGCTCGCAGATAGGCGCGATGTGCGGTCTCTATTTCGCGCTCGAGTGCCACGTCCTGATCCTGCTGACTGGGAGCCGGCACGCTCATTGCTGACCCTCTGCGCCGG